GTCTACTCGTTTGATCGCATAGGAGACGCCTGTGGCCCTGTCTGCGCCAATGCAGTAGCCGTAGCTGGACCCACGGCATACTGGATGGGTCGATCAGCCCGAGGTTTCTTCATGTACGATGGAACTTTGCGCTCCATCCCGTGCGATGTCGAATCTTTTTTACTTACCGAAATGAACCAGGCTCAGGCGTCAAAAGTCGTAGCCTGGCATAATACTTTGTTCAATGAAGTGGTGTGGTTCTACCCGAGTTCTACTGACGAGGTCGATGCCTATATCTCGTATAACTATGTCGAAGAGCATTGGTCTACCGGAACACTAGGACGCACGGCCGTAACTAGCCGTGGCATATTCCTGCAGCCGATTATGTTTGACGCGTCCGGCAACCCTTACGAACACGAAGTAGGGAATACTTATGCCGATGTCGGACAGGCAGCGAAGGTGCCGTATGTCGAATCTGGGCCTATCGAACTCGGCAATGGTGACCGCGTTTTGAGTTGCACCAGCCTAATCCCGGACGTTACATCCCTGGGAGACATCACAACCACGTTCTACACTAGGCTATATCCAACCGACAGCGACACAACTCATGGGCCGTTCACGATGACTGCCCCAACCTCTGTGCGCTTTACTGGCAGAACGTGTCGCATGAGATGTACTAGCAGCTCAAGTGCTGCTTGGAATGTCGGCGTACCGAGGCTTGAACTCCAACCTGGGGGTAGACGATGAGCGTACAGGCTCCGGCAGGAGTGAGGCGATTAACGCTGGCTCCTCCACCAGACGAATATGATCGAAGCCTGGAGATGTCGAATAACAGAGCTCTCGAAGAATCCGACCACACGAATTTTAAGCATTTCCAGGATGTAGACTTGGCGAACAATGAACGCCTGATTCTGGTTAGTGCGAATGGTACACGCTACCAGGTGGTAGTGTCTGACGCCGGTGCCTTGTCAACGAGTGCAGTCTGATGAAATCAGTTGACCTTCAAGGATTCGCAGAGGCATGGGAACATTGCAAGCCATTTATGGTTAAGGCGTTAGCCAAGAGTGGACAGCAGTGGGACATTGAAGATGTGTGGAAAGACATCGAAGACGGCGAAGCTGTTTTCTACCCTGTAAAGGATGGGGCTGCCGTCTTCAAGATCATGCTGTATCCACGCAAAAGAATGCTGAGAATATGGTTGTTCGGTGGTAAAACAGGGACGCAAAGAGCAAACCTGGATGCTGTCATGGAAGCAGCTGATTACTATGCAGAATTACATGAGTGTGAAGGAATCGAATTGTTAGGACGAAAAGGCTGGGAGAAGGTTTTGGAGCCGTACGGCTACGACTACAAGAGCGTGATGCTCGTTAAAGAACTAGGAGGATAAAATGGGTGGCGGAGACGAAAAAGGCCTAGAAAGTATGCGACTCGAAAATGTTCAAAAATTAGATCCATTAGCTGAAGCCCGGCAGATCGGTTTTTGGAATCAGGCCCAGCAGTATGCGGCTACTTCTCCGTTTCAATCTCAGTACGGAGGTGCGTCCTCCATGCCCGGCCTCGGAGGTATGTCACAGCAAGGGCAAAAATACCTCACCAACCAGATCCTCGGGCCTGGTAGTTATGCAACCAACAACTTGGGTTTTTCAGATTATGCCGAGCCGGCCGGTCGCAATGATTCTCCTGGCTGGGCTTACGATCCAAGTATGGAAGCAATCGATGGGCAACCTTATGTGCCACCTTTTATACCACCAAAGCTCCCTACTAACAACAATCCTAACGCCCCTGATCCTAACGCCCCTGCTTATGACCCTAATGCCCCTGCCGAACCCCAAGGCGATGGCCTGAGTCCTGCTGGTGCTGCCGCAGCAGCAGCTAGTGGATTTGAACGAACTCCTGCGGAGATAGCAGCAGGTGTAGCGGCTGGTGGACTCGGTGGCTGGAAAGAAAAGAACAGGGCAGCAGAGGCGGCCAGGGCAGCAGCAGCAGCAGCAGCAGCAGCAGCAGCAGCAGCGAATACTGCACCACCATTTGTATCAGAACCTACACCACCTTATGTACCGCCATTTACTCCACCAGCATTTACTGAACCAGCACCGCCATTTACACCTCCAGCGCCGCCATTTACTCCACCAGTTACTCCACCACCTCCAGCATTTACACCTCCAGCATTTACTCCACCAGAGTTTGGAAACAACTTTGAGATCGAATCAGCTCAAGATCGTTTAGGCTTCGATCCGTTTGGAGGGGGAGCCAGAGGCGCTGAGTTGGGCGCAGCAGCAGCACAAGCAGGACTCAGCACTGAACCTCAGTATGATTTCAGGATGCCCATAGGAGAAACAGAATCAGGAACACAAGGCTTCAATCCGTTTAGAAAGGCAGCAGAATCTGGGGGAGCAATGTTTTTACCATCACCCGGTGCCGGCTTTACGAAGAAGCCAGGTGGGGCAGGGATGCCCGGAATAGACATTGATAGACCTGACGGGTATTCGTCAACTGTCGGCATCGAAGAGATACAACGAGCTGGAGATGCGACACGGCAACTACTGGGGCAATCTGGACCCGGAACCCCGGGCTATGAAAGAGTGACGCCGGGAGCCATTGGAGGCACCTCAGTCGTAGGGCCGGGCAGGATCTCAACAACAACTGGACGAATAGGACAACCGACTGCGTCAACTGTCAGTGGAGTAACCCCCTCTGGGGTGGCCGCAACCACAGTAGGCAACCAACAGCCGTTCTCTCTGTACGATGAGGGAACAGTCAATGCCGGACCCAGCCTAGCTGTAACGCCCAGCAGTGTTACAGCCGACACGATGAGGGGAACGGGAACACTTACTTATGACGATATTGCTGACATACCACAAGTCGGCTCGGCTACTAATATTGCAATCGATCCGGTCACGGGACAGCCAACACAAGCCCTAAGCGCCGTACAGCCTCTGGGCGTTGGCCCACAGGCCAGAGTTATAGTTGACCCAATCACAGGGGCCACTACCCAAGGAGTAGGAGCGATTACCCCGGGAGCGATAGCTGGCCCACAAGGTGTCGGTGTCGATCCCTTTACAGCTGCAACCACTCAGGCAGTAGGGGCCGTCAGTCCAACATCCTTCGGAGGGGCATCGTATTTAGGAAGCGACCTTGCTCCCTACATGAACCAGCTAGGAGTTGATGCTCAGGTGGAATCTGCCGGACTTGACTATGCTCGAGCTCAAAATGAAGAACAAGCCAGGAGGGCTGGTTCTCATGCTTGGGGTACTCGAGGAGATATTCCTCGGGCCGAGCAAGAGACGGCGATGCTCGCCAGAATCGCAGACATTCGCAGACAAGGTTTTACTCAAGCTGCCGACAGACTCGAATCGGATCTACAACGCCAGCAAGCTGCCGGGATGCAGAGTCAACAGCTCGGGATGCAAGCAGGACTGGCTGGACAACAACTGGAAGCTCAAAGACGAGAATCGGATGCTGCTAGGTCGCAAAGCGCAATGGCCCAGGGACAGCAGTTAGGAACTCAAGCTGCGTTGCAGACTCAACAACTGGCTCAAGCTGGTGGTATTCGAGGAGCCGAGCTCGGAGTGCAGACCGCGTTAGCCGGACAGCAGCTCGAAGCACAGAGACGAGAATCGGATGCCGCTAGAGCCCAACAAGCAGGATTATCTGGACAACAACTGGGAACTCAGGCCGCCCTTGAGCAGCAAGCACTCGACCAGCAATTCGGGATGCAGACGCAGCAACTAGGAGCACAGACTGGCATGGCTGCTCGCCAGCTCGAAGCACAACGCCGAGAATCTGACGCATCGAGAGCCCAACAAGCTGCACTCGCCGGACAGCAACTTGGAGCCCAGACCGGAATGCAAACTCAACAGCTCCAGCAACAGGCTCAACAGCAAAATGCTCAGAACTATTTGGCTTCTGCCCAGGCCAACCAACAAGCAGCCCTGGAAGTGGGGGGACAGGCTCGGCAGCTAGAGACTTCGAGGCAAGTTGAGCAAGCGCGTTTAGGACTCCAGGCACAGCAACAAACTCAGCAGTTAGGGGTGCAAGCTGGAATGCAAACTCAACAACTCGACCAACAGAGACGAATGCAGAACGCTAACAATCAACTGACGGCTGCCCAGACGGAGTTCGATGCAACATTGCAGACTCAGGATCGGCAAGCTCAAATCGATGCCCAGAGACGTTTGCGTGACGCAGAACTACAAGTCCAAACGGGGATGCAAACTCAACAGTTACAGTCTCAAGCCGGAAGACAGACTCAGCAACTCCAGTCTCAGGTCGGGATACAGAATGCTCAGAATGCTATCCAGGTGGCCCAAGCGAATCAGCAAGCAGCTCAACAGACGAATGATCGTCAAGCTCAAATCGATGCACAACGCCAACTGCGTGACGCAGAGCTCGGGCTCGATGCAGCTGTGCGCAACCAGGGTACATCTCTACAGGCCGCCGGTATGGGGCTGGACGCCCAGGGAATGTTCAGGCAGCAACAGATGGGTGCAGCCGGACAGTTGGCCGATCTCGGTGGTATGAGGCAAGGTGCAACCTTCGGAGCAGCTGGACAGTTAGCCGGGATGGGGGCAGCACAAGACCAAGCGCAACGAGCACAGCAAGCGTATGGTTATGATCAGTGGCTGCGTGGCATCGAAGGTGGAGCAGAGCAGTTAGCGATGTTGCAGTCCATGCAACCGGGTGGTCAGCAGTATACTTACGGCAGGAAGCCGTCTATGGCCGGCCAGATCGCTGGTGGATTACTGCAGGGTGTCGGTGCGGTGACCGGCCTCAGAAACGCATTTCAGTAGGAGAGAGACATGGCATACACAAATCCACAGCAATGGCTGGACCTACTTCGGAGTAGACCGGGGACTCGGATGACCGACTTAGGGGTGGGCTCCAACGTCCTGGATGCGACCGGTCCATTCCTGAATCGACAGAGTGCTAGTCCACAAAGCGACTGGCGCTCGATGATGAATGAAGGCGATACTAGACGGCAGCAATCTGCCGCTTACGGAACTCCGTCAGCTATCTCCGGCATGAATCCCGGGACATCACAACCACAAACGAATATCGGCCAGAGTGTAGCTGAGCTTCTGGCTCAAACTCCTGGGTCAAAGATTAACGAGATTGGTACATCGACAGGCGATGGCACTGAAAATGGGACTCAAGATCCGCAAGGCTTTCTCGGGCAGATCGGTTCGTACCTGAGTCGAGAGAATACTCCGGAGCTGTTACTTGCAGCTGGTGGTGCAATGTCTCAGGCGGCATCACAACCCGGGTCAAGTTTCTTAGGATCACTCGGGGCCGGCACAGCTGCCGGTGTAGCACAGCGAGGCCAGCAACGGACACTGGAAGCGGCTAGAGCTGAGGCAGCAGCCGAGCAAGCTGCAGCCCTCGCAGAAACGGATTCAGAAGTTGAGTCGTTAGCAAGGCGACAAGCTATCGCAGGAAATTTGATCGCTGATATGCCGGATCTTACGGAAGAGAAAAGAGAAGAGTTAATGGGCTATGCAGATAGTCCTCAGACACTCAAGATGCTCGAAGAGCTGGTTAACCCTGGCAAGACGGACGAGGAACTAGAACGAGATCAGTTTGATTGGTATGCAGGACTTGATCCGAACAAACAAGCATTGTGGAAATCCTTTAAATCGCCGGCCAGCACTACATTCCACCTTGGAGATGAAGGCCCGGCTCCACAAGACCCGGCAATCGAAGGAATGAACGCCTGGATTTCAGAGATCTACAACGGCCGGGGGACCATATACAACGAGCTGCTACCATCTCTGGACAACGTGGATCAGACCCTTGGAATTGTAAACGATGATGATTTTGCAAAAATAGCTGGATTCCTGAGAGGCAACCCCTTTTCTGATGCTGCTGTTCGGTGGGCTGGCGATTCCCGATTGTTAGCGATTATGGGAACATTTGAAAGGTTAGGTAGTGACCGGGCTCTAGCAATTCTACGAAACTTCACTGGAGCCAAGTCAGACTTTGAGTTCCGGGTGTCAGAAAAGATGGCCGCTAAGGATCGATCAATGAGCGAGGAAGAGCTCAGGGCAATGCTGGAGCTGATGAGAAAAGCCTACATCCAAGACGCGGTCAGGTGGGCTGGCAACATGGTTCAAGTAGGTGGACAAACTAAGGTGGAAGGACAGTACGCTGCTGTGCAAGCAAGTTTCATGGAGGACGCCCAAAGTATCTTAAATCAGTACGGCGAAGAAGAACGCTTATGGCGTAATTCTACTGACCCGTGGGGGTTGAATAAAAATGAAGAGGAGCAGCGATAATGGATAAACTACATGAACTATATGAATCTGTGAAACTGCGATTCCCCGAGAGATATGGGAACTTGGAAGGTGAGGCATTAGGAAAAGCGATCTGGGAAGACTTTTACGCACCCGGTGCCACTGGCTTTAAAGACAGTAATGGCGACAGGCACGGCCTTGCCGAGGGCGGAACGACATTTACAACATTTTCCGAGCTCAAAGAAGCTCTGGCTAATCGGGACTCGGAAGACCCGGAGACTAAGTCGAGGACTTCTGACTATGTCACTTCCGCTTTAGTCGGTGGTGGTATTGGCCTTATGATGGGTGGCCCACCTGGAATGGTAGTAGGGGCTGCGTCTGGGCTTGTTGGGACAGCGACCGATCACGCACTGTCGAAAATAGATCTAAACAAAAATGAAGTCCCAGACATTCCCGGTTACCTCCGGTTCCCGGCTAGTGTGCTCACCGGTGGTGGTGTCTCTCGGGTTGGCGGTCGTGTAGTTAATCGTGGATTAGGCCTATTACAGGAAGGTGCTGAACAGTATCTCGATGACGCATCTCGACTCAATGTGACCCCTAGAGCTGGCGACATTGATACAGGAGTTCAGGGGGTAGAAGATTTCCTGACTGCGGCAAGAAGTGGGCCAGCAGTGAGACAAGCATCGAACCAGGCAAACCAAATGAGAAATGCAGCTCAACAGTTTGCAGATGATGTCGCGCCCAAGGTGGCCGGGAAAAGCTCTGACCGAGTGGTAGCAGATTTGCTCGAGGATGGTTACAAGGTAGTGAAGCAACAATCCACAGCTTTGTTCGATGACGCATCTCGAGCAGCTCAAGGGTCAACAGTTCCACTCGACTCAACGAGAAGCACAGTCGCTCAAGTAGTCGAAGAGCTCAAAGATGTCCCTGGCGGTACTGTGGACAGGCTGGCTAAGACAATTCAACAAGCGATAGACGATGGCAACCCGATTTCGTATAGCAGACTTCGCAACTGGCAGAAAGCACTTAACGAACTAGTAGATAATCCGTTAGCTGCGACTGGTGTAGGCGATGGTCGTGCAAAATTCTTGCTCAGTAGTATCGCAGATGACATGGACTCATGGGCAACGAGCAACCTAAAAACTGGTGGTGAAGCTCATAATGTGGCTATGGAGTATTTCAAAAACTCTGTCGCTCCATATAGAGTAGACCGGGTTGTCTTCAGGGCTGCGACTGGAGCAGAAGATGGTACGGATCAGTTGATCAGTAAAATTGTCGGGAGCGGCCGTGGTAACCCGGACAGAGTGCAACGTGTTATGGCATTGTTGCCGCAATCTGGGCGTGATGCTATCGCTCGAGATGTCGCACAAACCGCAGCATGGTCCAGCAACGCCGCCCACGCTACTACCGATTTTGCGCCATCAAAATTATTCAATAAGCTAAATATGGGAACTCCCAATATGCCTCGGACGGGGACTCATGTATTCCAGAATACGCCCGGAGCATTGGATGACGCGAATGCGTTGAGCAGAATGGCACAAGTCACAAGGGCTACCGGAAGTCAATCACAGCCCCTAACTGGGATACAAAACCTTGCTCCCAACATTAATGCTGCCAGTACGCTGGCCGGGGGAGCGGTTGGATCTGCTCTTGTTCCGGGAGGGTCTGGAATGGCAGTAGGGGCGGCTCTAGGTCAGCCAGTGTATAGGGGACTCTTGAATTTAGGGAGCCGTGTAGTTGGCAGCCGTCCATTTGTCCAAACTATGATGGCTAATCCAGGAAACTATTCGTCCGGGTTAGCTGGAACAGCACTGGGACCGGTGCCAGGATTACTAGAACAAAGTCGATGGGCCAGGAACCGGCGATGATGCTCCAGATCCTGGCCGATGAGAAAGGAAAGCTGTCGGCAGCCCGAGTTCTGCTCACCGCCTCTTTAGCGTTTACAGCTGTTCTAATCGTATTTGATGCTATCCTATGGGCGACTGTCCCAAACGCTGCATACGCCCTCTTAGGCACGATATTCACTGGATTATTGGCATGGGCAGCCGGTCCTCGGATCGCACAATATTTTGGGCCACAACTCGGCTCGATAGCGAGCGGTATCGGTGCATCATTAACCAGAGAACCACGCCGCCCGGAAGTGCTCGACAACTCTCCAGGTTTCACTGATGACGAAAGATGAATGGGTTGCTGTGTGCGGAGCTGCACTCCAGGCGAAAGGCATCAAGAATTTTCATCCGCTAGAGATTGCAGACGTTGGCCGGGAAGCCATAGCGATAGCTTCGACCCATGATCGACCTCGATGGAAATCGATACTGAAAGCTCCAGCAGAAGACAAAATCCCGACAGCATTAATCTTATGCGAGCTCCTGTGTGAATTACGAGAGACTGCACCATTTGGGCCTGTGCTGATCAATAGCTGGTATCGTTCCAAGTTGTACAATTACACCATTGGTGGCGTCACCAATTCTATGCACACAACCGGAGGAGCTGCCGACATTACGAAAATAGGCTGGACGCATCGACAAGTAGCCGACTGGTTCAAGTCCCATAAGGATGCTGCCGAGTTCGGGATCGGCCGATATAAGAATTTCACTCACATTGATATTCGAGGTAAGCTCGACAGAATAGCCCCTGCGAGGTGGGGAACTAATGCCAACTAGGATTCCGGGGTGGGCATGGATTGTGGTTCCACTGATAGGGCTACTAGCCGTAGGTATTCGTGGTGCTACTCAGGCCAGCTACTATCGTGGCATAGCCGATGATGCCGAACAAAGGCTAGAGGTTCAGGAAGTTGTGTTGGACTCGGTAAAGTCGGTGGCAGATTCGTTAGGCGAAGAACTCGCCCGGGCTGATTCAGCAGTTATCGCCCAGAGAGCCTTAGCGGAGTTCGAGGTAGCCAGGCTGGTAAGGGCGCAAGAAAACGAACGCGAGCGGACAGAGGAGCTCTCTCAGAGCTTGAGGGCAAGCCTGGACTCTACTCAAGTGTTAGAGCTGGACCTGGTAGTAGATAGCTACGAGATACAGATAGCTAGTTTAGAGGAAGTCATAGAAGTCGAACGAGCGTTGACGGCCGCAGAGCGAATGAGGGCCACACAATCGAATGCCCTGGTTCTAAGCCTACGTTCCGTGATCGTGGAGCATGAAGAGAGGGCGATGATCCAAGACTCTCAGATCACCGCCCTTAGAAACGCTACCTCGCCTTCGTTTGGCTTGAGACTCAAAGCCGACTGGTGGATGGCAGCAGTGGGATTCGTTGCCGGAGCCTTAATTACGAAATGACTTCGGATTCCTCTCCCGATGGGGTGTCTCCGAATACCACCTGAATACGTTCACGGGTAATAGCCTCTTTAGCCTCTTGGGGATCTCTGGTGAGAATTTCAAACTCAAGCATCTGTGCTGCGTAATGTTGTAGTTGTCTCCTAGCGAAGTCTTGCTCCTCCACTAATTTAGCCAAGTCCTCAGCCATCTCTTGCTTCATTTCCTTGAACAACTTCATCGCCCTGTTCTCTCTGTTGTCTGCGACAAGTTCTGGGATTGACTGCCAATCGCACTCCATCAGTCCATTCCAGCTTTGTTGCCAGCAATCGTATTCAAGATGGGTAATGCCCACCTCTTTCTCCATCCTTTCGAGAATCTCCACGGCCGTCCATTCGTAAGATCTTTTGTATCCATCTGTATCCGTCTCGATTACAGTATATTTTTTTTCACTCATTTGAACCATCCGATGATCGTCCGGATGCAATCGTAAGCCAGAACGATCACAATGGTGCCTAAAAGACCACCTATGAGTCCCCACGCTAGAGCATGGATGATAGGGTCAGTGGGTGTCATTTTCCCTCTCTTTTTAAGCTATAGTTTTTGAGATATAGTGGACTCCACTCTCCTTCAACGGCACAAGGCTCTACCACTTTGCCACTACCACCTAACGAGGCTGGCTCACCATCGAGTACACTGCCACAATTTTTGCACTGCTCGTAGTTCAAATCAGAGTAATCAATTTCGCTCAATATGTCTTGGTTGAGCCAACCATGAGTACAAAGCCTAGAAGCACTTTCCTTATCGCCTTGTGCTAGAAAAGCTTCAGCCCTTTCTTGGGCGATCAATGCTCTCTTGTACATCATCTCTGACTCTTTAGCATGAAGCTCTGCTTCCGCTGGGACGAACCTCCACAGGTTACTTTCCATTAGTTTTCCTCTTCTAGTAGTTCGGTCTGTAGGTTATTGTCTACGGACAATATAAACCCGATACACAGGGAAATGCAAGCCCTCATATACATAGGATGTTTTCGCTATCTGTCTAGGGACATTGTCGCTGGACATTTGCTATTGGAAAACTTTGGTTGTATGCTGTAGCTGGACACAGAGAAAAAATATAAGATTTGGTGGTACGGCCGCTTATCCCACGCAAAGTAAGTGCTCGCAAGGGACGTCAGAGTACAAGTGATAAGAGTTCTAGACTTGGCCGTACCACCTTGACTTAAACAAGGGGCCATTCATGGCAAATGTTGTCAGGTCAGGACCATACGCTGCTGACTGGGCGTGTGAAAAATTACATCGTGCCATTGAGCTGGACGGCAGATCAGTCGAACAGTACGCAGAAGAATTTTTATTTGCTGGACACTCGAGTGTCTACAAATGGCTACGAGGTGACAATAAGATCCCGAAGGTTTATCGGAAGATGTTGTCTCCGGCCTTAGCAGCACTCGAGAGAAATGAAACCTCACTACCCACAGGAGTAGAGCATGGATGATACGCAACCTAGCGTTTTAATGAGCGAAAGTATTGGCAGTATTTGCAAGGCGTTGGTTGGAGCCCAGGCAGATGTCGGCACAGCTCTAATGAATCAGAAAAATTCGCACTTCAAATCTCAGTACGCAGATCTGTCTGCTGTCCTTGAGGTGTCGAAGCCAGCCCTGGCGAAACACGGCCTAGCCCTGACACAGTTTCCTGGAGAGGCAGAGGGTCGAGTCACGATGACGACCATGCTCATTCACGAAAGTGGTGAATGGATATTACTTCCACCGGCTTCCATTCCACTCGCCGCCCAGACAGCTCACGGCTTCGGTTCAGCCATCAGCTATCTACGGAGATATACCACGCAAGCAGCTCTCGGGATCTCTGTTGGTCTAAGCGATGATGATGATGGCAATGAGGCCACGGCCCAAGCTCCGAAGAAGGCTCCTAAGAAAAGGGTAGCTCCGAAGAAAGCTACTCCAGCCTTCGAGCCGAAAGAAGAAAAAGTTGATGATCCTATCCTGCTGAAATCAGAGTTGTCGGTACTGAAAGATCTTATCGATGCAGCTGAGGAGAATGGCAACGTGGATGCCAAGGCCATTGACCTGGCCAAGAACGTGCTAGAGAAAGGTGGGAAAGGTGACCGGGATCGGTCGGCCCTAGAGTTCACCTCGGCCGCCATCGATTATTTGGAGTCAGCCATAAAGGACACGCCCAAGTGAGGCGCAGGACGGGCATGGATGAAATCGACTTTGAGGGAGAGCCGAAACGAAAAGAGAAGGCGCATGATCCCAACCAGGAATCATTGTTTGGCGTCTCGCCTAGAGCTCGGTCCTCGGACCCGGACACCTCACATGAGGCAGCCAGGTCTATGCACGTTGCCGCTGGTACACATCGAGGTATGATCTTGAGATACCTAGAGGAGCACGGGGCGTCCACCGGTGACGCTATTGATGAAGCATTAGGATGGCGACACGCTACAGCTAATCGCCGGTTGCCAGAATTGAGAAGGATGAACTTAATCGAGATGTCCGACCAGAGTGCCGTAACTCGCAGTGGTCGCCGTGCCAAAATGTGGCGCATCATTTAACCAAGGAAAAATAATGCCGAGCAACAAAGAATTTGTGAATCGCTCGCACGGATTGACTGTGTCAGCACCTCCAGAGAAGGCTCAACATTTTATCTGCTGCACGTTGCGGTTATACCCAGAGCAGTTGACGGAATTTTTAGCTAAAAAATCTGACCAGGAGATGGTCAAGATTGATGTCAAGATTTATGACGGGAAAAACCTCGAATCTCCACCTCTTTACCTTGAGGTGAACACCTATCAGTCAGCGAAACCGACTGACTCGGATGACTTGCCGTTCTAATGGCGAGTAAAACAACGAGCAGATTGAAGCTCGACCACGGCCAGCTACTTGAGGATTGTGCTGCAATTCTCGGTGTAGTTGGGAGGGATTCAGAGAGGTTGAGAGCGAAGTTGGGGAACGTGCCTTGGGACATCGTGAACGAGGCCGGCCAGGGCTACCTGGAGAGGGCTCGCAACCATCTATTGCAAGCCGAGGGCGCCTTAATCGAGGCCAGGCGACAACTGGAGCAGCAGAGGCATCGTGGCACAGAAGGGTAGCGATTACCCCTACGACATCGTGTTGCCGTGGCAAGGATTAGTTCCCGACAATCGCCGATTCATTGGTGGCAAGGCCCATGTTCTCACTAGGCGCTATCGTACGGGCAAAGAGTTGTGCGCTACGTTGGCTATGACTCAGGTGCGAGGTCGGCCTGTGCATCCGGAAGGTGCTGTGTGGATGCATCTGGCGTTCTATATGCCAGACAAGCGCAGGAGAGATCCTAACAACCTACTGAAGGGAATTGCTGACGCACTTGAGGGCATTGTCTATGTCGATGATAAGCAGATAGAAAAGTTAGAATGGGAAAATATGGGCATAGATCGGAAGTACCCCCGGGTCGAGATTAGCTACGGGGTTCACAAGCATGGCTAAAGCTCCTGGCTTCATCCTGCTCAGCAGAGATCTGTTGGATAAGAGCATCTTCGGTGAGCCGGATATGCTGAAACTTTGGATCTTCATCCTGCTCAGGACAAACTTCGGCAAGAAGAGCTACGAGTATTCGGGCGTGAAGGTAGGAAGAGGTCAGTTCCTTAGAAGCTATCGAGCGATAGCCCGAGACTGTGCCTACAGCTTGAGGGGCAGGAAGGTGCAATGGTCGCCAGGCAAGGTCGAACGGATGATGAAGACGTTGGTAGCTGACGGCCGTATCCGGATCATTGCACATGATCAGTCGAATGTCGGCACGTTGATCGAGGTCATCAATTACGACCACTGGCAAAGCATCGCTAGTTATACAAAAGTTGAACAGAAATCGACAGCGAAAGTGAAGCAGCCGAAGGCCAACGGGATCGATCATTCGATTGAGATGTGGCAGGTCTGGCTAGAGGAGCTGAGCCCGAAGGGGCCACACCCTAGCCTGACAGACAAGCGAGCCCGAGTTCTGAATGCGTTGTATGCTGAGCATTTAAAGAATGGTGATTTAGATCCATTACAGCTCTTTCGTGGAATATTGAAGAGCTTGAAGGGCAGCGAATTTCACAGCAGTAAAAGACAGTATCAATACCCGGAAAGTTTTTTAGGCAGTCCCGAGCGGCGAGAGTCCTGGTACTTCCGCTCACTGGAGAACACTTACAACCCACAACAAGCTCAAGGCGTGAGCCTCAAAGAGCTATGGAGCGATGAAAAATGAATTACGAAATGGATAGAAGCACAATGGGGACAGGAGTTTACATAGAGGCCCAACGTATTGGATATATTTATCAGACGCGAGACTATGATCTGTTCAGCTACCATGAGGGTAACCGGCGCATCAGCGAAGAACACGTTAAGGGACTCCTCAAGTCCTTCAACGAATGCCACTATGAATTTGTTCCTATCATTGTCACTCCAGGCATGGTAGTCCTAGACGGCCAACATAGGTTGGAAGCATCCAGGAGAGGTGGGTATCCGGTTTCATTTGTGGTTACCCCGGATAATATTGTTCCGACTCAAACCATAAGGCAGCTGAATCAAAATCAGAAGCCGTTAACTTTGCCTGAATACCTACACTTACACGTTAAGGATGGGATCTCAGAGTACATTGAGTTCAACAGATTATTAGAATCGTATAACAACAAAGTAGATAAGGCTGGGCTTACCAGGAATACTAACGATGGCTATAAAATAGGGTTCACCTCAGTGTTGGGCCTATTATGTGGCAGAAAAAGTATCGAGGTAGCAGCCCTGATAAAGCACACTCCGTTGCCTTGGAACTCTGGACAGGCCGGTGCATTGCTCACAGATCTTTTTAAGAGTGGCGACATAAAAATGGATAGCGTGGCGAAAGGTGTTGGCACGTTAGACTATTTGTTAGAGGTGTTGGATGCATTGCCCAGACAAAGAACCCTGGGGAAGCTACACCGCAATGCTTACCTGCACCTGAGAACAAGAAACTATCTATGTGCCTTTCATTATCTGCTGCATTATAGAAATACTAAGGTCAGCAATACCAATGAGATTTTTGATCCAGATGTCTTCTTGGAACAAGTAGAGAGGCACCCGAAGAAATTGTTGCTCGATGGCAATGGATTCAGCGTAGATTATACCGGTAAATGGCATGATTCTGTACGCCATATCGAAGATCTTTACAATTTCAAAAGTGAGCTAGGCGGTTATGTTTATCTCTCTAAAGGTGGTGCAGAGTGAATGATTTAAAGTTGCACTACGACATGGCAGACGCCGACTATTTCAACTACCCATCCGCGTCTAACAGTTTGCTTGGCAAGCTGAAAATCAGTCCAGCTCATTTAATGGAAGCGATCAAAAACCCTTCTCCGGCCACACCGGCTATGAGGCTAGGCTCGGCCTTCCATGTGGCTACGCTAGAGGCCGACAAGTTTGAGAAACATTGGGCTCGAGGCTCTGACCTGAAGGCTACGACCAAGGAAGGCAAGGCAGCGAAAAAGGAACTCGCCATGCAGTATACTCCTGCGAAAATCTTGAAGCCGGCCGACTATGACATTGTCTGCCGGATGCGTGATTCAGTCTTGGCACATCCGGTGGCATCTGATCTGCTCGAGGGTGCCAAGACTGAGGTGGTAGCGATGTGGACAGACGAAGGCAGCGGTATTTCATGCAAGTCTAAGATCGATGCTTTGCCTGGCGATGATGGCTACTTGGTAGACCTCAAATCGACCATCGATGCCAGCCCAGAGCACATGGCAAAAGCCATCGCCAATTTTGGTTATTACCGACAGGCCGGCCATTACCTGTCTCCGTTTGAGAAGCGCGACAAATTCTACATGATATGCTGTGAAAAGAAACCACCCTATGCTGTGGCCGTGTACCTGGTGAGTGATGCGGCTGTGCGCCAGGGTCAACATGAGGTGCAAGCATTGCTTCACCAGTGGGCAGAATGCATCGACCAGTACGGGCTCGATGGCGAGTGGCCGGCCTATGAGCCGGTGGTACACACGATTGACTTGCCGGTTTGGGCGCAGCGATGATGAAGAAGGTCAACATCTTTGGCGATGAATGGCTAGAGGAATATGCGGAGTTGCAGGAGAATCCCAAGGTGCATTCCATCAGCTTTGGGCTTCCGAGTTTGGACCGAATCTGCCACGACCAGGGGATGAGAAAAGGCAGTGGGCCTTGGTTAAATTGTCTGGCGGGAAACCCCGGAATCGGAAAAACTACGCTCGCATTATCGATGTGTGCGGCAGCTCTGAAGCAAGGCCATTCGGTCGGCATGATCAACCTGGAGCAGACGAACATCCAGTTGAGTACGAGGTTGTATTCGATTTATACCGGTCAGAAACTACGCGACCTTGAGCCTGGTGGGTTCAACAAATTTGCTTGGTCGGTGACCAAACAAGCATTCGCAGACGCTCCAGCACTGTACGTTCCCGAGGGAATACTAATGAGCTGGGAAGAGATCCTAGCCTACGCTCGATCCTGTGCAGAGGAAGGCTGCAAGTTTTTCTGCTTGGACTATCTCCAGCTTGCTACTGCCGGAACCGAGGCAGCGATATACGAATCGACACAGCGTGTGGTGACAGAGCTCAGGCGGTTCTGTATGGAGACGGAGTCCACTGTTCTGATGTTGAGTCAGTGGAACAGGACAGGATCAACGTCTGAAAATCCTCCTGTGGCCCAAAATTTACACGGCGGAATGGTGGTAGAAGCTAGTTCTGATTTGGTCTTGGGGCTCGACCATACGACTGTCCGCCGGGAAGGCTCGAAGGGCTACTTCAAATTACTGATCTTGAAGAATCGCCACGGGGAATTGATCCAAGGTGGTATCCCACTCGAGATAGATTTCTCTACGTTGCGAGTATCCGAGGTTGACCCTGACTTTGATCCTTGGGGGAGCAATGGCAGACGTTAGCTATGTGATGCGAGTGCTGGCAGGACTGTCGATGCTTCCACTCGAGGACGCGACAGGACATGCAGCTGACTGGAGATCTGATATTGCACGGGCGATCAAGGAGCTGGATACCACGCCGAGGTTGCCAGACAATGATCCATTGCGTTTTAATGAGGGGGGCGAACGCCTGACTAGAGAAGAACTAAACGCCAAGCTCGACAGCATCATTGAGGGCTGGCCGTCATGGGAAATGGAGAATAAACGATATGTCAGGAGCAAAACTTACCCGAAGTATCGGCCGCAAACTTTCAAAGTACGGAGAGGATGAAGTCTTTGCATTGTACTTGAAGCATGGGTCAGTGAGGAAGCTGCTCAAGAATATGCCGAGCGAAGTTGGAAGGATGTCGCACGGGGTGTACTATAGCTGGCTGAAGGAGACGGCCGAGAGGTGGTCGAAGTGGCAATCGGTTATGGAGATCAGGGCGACCCAGTACGCAGAAGAGGCGCTTGAGATTGCCGATGATGCTGACCCATCGAATGTCCAGGTCGCTAGACTGCAATCGGACACACGGAAATGGTTGGCTGAGAAGTTTAATCGAAATCAGTTTGGGAAGCCGGAGATGGTGGCGGCTATCGGTATCCAAATCGGGGACGAGTTCCTGAGCTCGCTGAAAGAGGTCGAACGGATGGCACAAGAACGGGCCAAGGAAGCTAGGCAACTGGCCGAGGTCGAGGTTCTAGATGTTGAGATCGTTGAGGGTGAGTAGTGGACAAAGCGACTCGATACCTGGCGCTGGCGGTTGTCCTAAGAGCCGTGAGAGATATGCAGAAACATGGGGCAAAGAATACGACTGCTCCTACCGAGGCTGAGTACCATGACTCGATGATATGGCTAGGATCACGACAGGCTGCACTCTGGTTCGATACAGCGTGTGTAAGCCAGTATAATGTGCTGTGGTATAACAACTGGAGGACTCACGCTAAAGAGATGCTAGATAGCTGTGATCTGCTCCCGGAAGAGCGTAGACTGCTCGAGGATGGTGTCAGAGTGTTCGGAGTGCTAAAAGCTAAGTACCATGCAGGGTATTGAGTCTTCGGGGGTATATGGACCCCGAACCCACACTCGCACCCGAGAACGATGCCGTAAGTCGTTGTCCTGCAAGGGTTTAGGTTCGTGGAACTAGAACCGTACGACCAGGCCGGCTCAGGCAAACTGGGACAGTTTGGTTGGAGCCAGGCGAGTCGGAGGCTATGCATCATTATGCATAAGATCATTGCCGATCTCAGCACAGCTTCCGATAATATCTATTATACGCAATACGAAATGGCCTACCTAAGCCATTGTTTATCGGACATCAGGATTATGCGTAGGAATCCACGGCCGAGGCTGCATATTCGGTGGGATTTTATACATTGGGACGGGGTCGATCCTGGGGTCAGATCGAAAAAGTTGACCCCCGGACAAAAAGTAAGGGCCGGTCATATTGAGCACTTCAACATACACTATTTACTCAAAAAAATTCGGAGAAAATTATGGCAGTAAGCAAAGCAGAAGTTTTAGATTTAGCGGACAAGCTCCAGGGCCGGGTCAAGTTTTATCATGTCGGTGACCCACATCGTAAGTTGCTCCAGGTAGTGATGGCTACTCTCAGGGATATTGCCACTACGAAGAGCTGCTTAACGGCCGAATCGGTCCAAAATTGGTTACAAGATCAGGGTATAAAGTTGACCAAAAATCAGCTCGAAAAGATGGACCAAAATACCTAATCTCGCGGACAGGGGGTCAAGACACCTTTCTAGACACCTTAAATGGCATACTTCTAGACACCTTCCAGGGTAGTAGGAAGGCAGTGTTTATAAGGCTTTCAGGGTTTCCAGGAACTAGGGTCTAGACACCTAAAAAGACACCTCACGGGACAGGGGTCAAGACAGGGCAACGAGACAATAGTAACTAAGTAAGTATTAAAAAACTAAATAAACTACGGGAGGCAGTGATGTTGAAAGCTGACGGATTTGACAAGGCAGTTATCGGGAAGACCTATGACGTTGCCGTTCAAGAGTCCAGGCTGGTCTACAGTGTAAACAAATGTATCGAGATACTGATAAAAAAAGACGGCATTAACTATCACGATGCGAGAAGCTGCATGGAAAATATTATGTGTGCCCAGGTGGATCAGAGCCAGCCGATTTTCTTAGATGCGGAAGAGTTTGAAACCATCGAGGATCTTTGCGAAGACGAATGAACGGAACAAGCGGAACAGGGTTAATATGCTTTACTCCTATATCTACTCTCTAATGGAGTTAACCCAATAGTGCTTGTTCCACCCGTGCCGCTGGCTCACGATTTGACGAAACGCCACATATTGTGGCATAGTAGGTGGTGGGTAATTCGTCTGTGATCTGAGAAGAGGAACTCGTATGCCTAATGTCGCTGGAAGGAAATTTCCGTACACCCCGGCTGGGATGGCTGCAGCCCGTCAAGCTCAGGCGTCTCAAGTGCCTGGCAACGAACGGACAGCGATTACTGACGCAATGTCTCGGGTGACCAACCCTCGCCAGGGACAACGTCTGAAGAGGATGCTCGGAATGACCAAGCGACCTACACAGGCCGGCACATCTGGATTCGGAGACTACACAGCTTAGATGCCATACCGCATCAAGGACACGACTGTCCAGGTGGAACTCGCTAATGGCTGGAAACCTCTCAAGGTCCACAAGAATCGCAGTGCAGCGCTCGCCCACTTGAAAGCCCTGAAGATGAATGTCGGCGATGCCTCACACCGGCGTAAGGCCAGGAAAGGCTACCGATAATGCACCAAGGCAGACCACACCAAGGTTTTGATCCTACGATGGCTTTGCCAAAAGAAGGCTGGATGTCGTATCAGGGCATACCACATGAGTATCCGACTGAAGGAGCCCCACTCGAACTGACACTGGCATACGGGGGAGAAGAAGAACCCCAGTTTGGGCCACTGAAAGAGGGCTACGCATTCCCGGAACAGGCGCCCGGATTGCTGGAATCACTACCAGATCCAGACTTCCCTCACCGAGCTCAAGAACAAGACCCGGACGATGACACGTTGTGGCGCCAACTGCGAAGATTAGTCGAGCCCGAGACACTAGAGGAGACAGGAGCCCTCATAGGATTTGGAATGATTCCTGGTCCGGACATGGCAATCGACCTTGTAGACCTAATCGCCGCTATCGAGGACAAAGATTTGCCCAGGGCGATGTGGGCTACAGCCGGCCTGGGCCTGCCTATCGCCGGCGCTTCGCTGAAAGAGCTGGTCGGAAGCATAAAATTATTTAGACGCAACGCTCCGAAGATTGAAGGCACACGCCTTCCTCACCCCGATCAGCCGAATCCCATCGCGCCGACACCACGAACAAAACCCACCGAGCTCAGTGAGCGGTGGGCAAATAGCGAAAAAGTTCAAGACCTCATAGATGAACAAGTAGAGGCCGGCATCGATGTCGGTGGTGAAAAGTGGTATGAGACCGGAGGCATACTGGAAAGAATGCCAGAAAATTCTCCCGGCATGAGTTTTGATGAATTTAATATCATAGGCGCCGCGACTTCTCCTAGATCGCCAGTAGACCTTCAACTGATGAAAACGTCAATCGTTAACTTTGCACGACAAAACAACATTTCGATAAAAGAAGCTCAAAAAATTTATAGGTCGATCTATCCGAATGCATTGTTCCGTAGCCCGTATGGGTTAGAAACGATGCTTGAGACAGGGCGCAGACAGGCCGATAGAGGCTGGCTCGCTCCGATGGCAGATGGATCGCCATCCCCCGGGGCAGGGAGTTGGAAAACTCCTTCGTTCGATAATGCACTAAGCGGCAAGGGAAGTCTAGACGTTAATCTGGCCGGAGGAAACGTCCCTATGGATGTGCATGAGGGTGGAAGCGCCAACTGGATAATCCAGCGAATCCCAGAACTGCGAAAAGCAGCCCTAGGACTGCCAACCCCGTATCGAGGGGGGGTGCCGGATATATTCGATACATCAAAATTCAGTAAAAATGATTATTTTTTCAATGAGAAAGGAACGGGATTGCTGACGCCAAACGCGCCATCATACCAAAATTTCTCGAGGCCATACGTTCGGTCTGCCAAAAAACATGGATTGCCTACAGGTTCGTCAGCTCAAGGAGCTAGGTGGGAAGGTGGCAGGGTTCTAGGGATTTCTATACCCGAAACGCCACCGGGTACGTTCCAAAGTATAACGGAACGAGCTATCAGAGAGGCGAACCAGATCTCCAATTTAGGCTTTGGGAACATTGATGAGTTCGGCATAGCTGGCGGCTATGACGACACGGCCGAAGGACTGCTGCAATACTTTCAGGAGATGAGAGAAGGCAAACGCTTCCTACCTCAGTCACTGAATGCCGCACCCTGGATGCGATAAGACTAGATGCCACATATTCCTGGACACGTTGACGGGTTGCTAAATCAAAACCCACCACCACCCGGAGGCAGACGGCCACCTTCATTGTTGGGAGACGCAGAGCAATGGGCCGAAAGTCCTGTGGGACAGATGGACCCACTCGCTATGGCACAAGAAACCAACCGGCAACGTGCGATGGCTGGTATGCCAGGCTACCCGTGGATCGGGCCACAACCATCGCGTAAAAAAAAGATTCTCGACCACCTCCGTTATTCGGTGCCTCGTATGGTAGGAGATTTCGGCAGAGGTTTGGCCCGTGAAACTCCGCGTGGCTTGCTTGATCTCGCTCGCACACTAGGCGCAGAATCGGTCGGTGGACCCGGTGGCTGGATTACAGACCTTATCGATCAGCCCTGGTCGCCTCGAGCCCCAGAGACTGGTGCCGGCAAAGCTGGCGGATTCGGTGGAATGATGGCTAGTGAAGTCACCGCCGGTCTAATATCCGATGCAGCGGCAGCAACAAGGGGTGTGCGTGAATTGGCCGACCCGGAGGGCAGCACAAAATTGGGACTACTCGAACTAGGCTCGGCCGTGCCAGGTTTCGGTCTGGCAGCCGTTCCGTTCGTGGCATCAACTCGGGCTGCAATCAAAGCCTCTCGAAGTGGTTTGGATGCGGTAAGCAATTCACGCCTCGAGAAGTTTTTCTTGGATACACAACAGGGCAAAGCAACAGGCTCACAGTGGCTTGCCACGCTAAAAAAAGCACCGGGTGGCATCCCAGAAGGTGAGATGGAATGGACAGGAGTTACTAAGCTGTTGGGCGAGAACCCGGACAGAAAGTTTACCCGTGCAGAATTGCAGCAACACATGGCCGACAACGGCATCAAGCTGAAAGAGACATGGCGAACACAGCAAAGAACCGGCCCAGGTGGCGAATATGAGCATTGGAATGAAGATGAGTTTGTGACTGAGATACAAGATCTGGAAAGACAAGCCCACCAGGCTCGACAACGTGGAAATGAAGAACTAGCAAGAGGTTTGTGGGACGAAGTTCATGAGGTGACTCTCGCCCAAGAAGAACTCGCCGGTGTCGGCGGTCCCGGAACTCCCAAGTTCGGTGGTAGCGATACGAGAATTGAAGGCCCGAGCGAAAATTACCGGGAACTCACGATCCAGTTGGAGCCGCAGGGGCAACAAAAAATCGACCGCCTAATGAAAGCACGTAAGGAATTAGGAATGGGGTACGATGGTACTGCATCGATGCCTTCAGAGATACAAGTAAAATACGATGCCCTTACTGAACAGATTAATGCCTTCCCTCGCACAGCCGAGTTCACAAACTCACACTGGTCCGAACCTAACGTACTCGTTCATCTGCGTATGAGCGACAGGACTGTAATCAGTCCGAAGACTGGCGAGCCTGAGAAAGTGCTGTTCATCGAGGAGATCCAAAGCGACTGGCATCAAAAAGGCCGTGACCGGGGGTATGTTGACGCACAGGAGGCCCGAGCATTAGATGATGAAGTTCGTGCTGCCGATGAAGCGCTAGAGGCTTTGCAGGAAACACATGGCGTGAATCTTAATCAAGCTGGCAAAAATTATATAAACGCACCTCCTGGTGAAAGCGAAAAGTGGTTCATAATACAAAACAAGCTAAGTGCTGCAGACAAACGCCATAGTGCAGCGATACTTGCAAGAAATGCATTAGATCGTCAGATCCCTCAAGGTCCATACCAAAATGTTGACGAATGGTCCGAGCTCGCTATGAAAAGAGCGATCCAGGAAGGCGTTGATGGTGGCTACGACAGGGTAGCTTGGGCAAGCGGTCAGCAAGCCTCTGAGCTGTATGATCTGCGAAAGCACGTTACAAGTATTGATTACGATCCAAATACCGGCAAACTGGAGGCGCATGGCTTGGATGGTGAAACAATCGTCTCAGAAACTGGCATCACCCCGGAGCAGTTGCCCGACTATATCGGTAAAGAGCCAGCCGAACGCTTGCTATCAGCAGAACCCAGCGAATCTATAGAATATTGGATCGATGAATCATTCCACCCGGCTACCCAAGAGCCAGATTTTAGGGTTTTTGAATCGAGGGGTGGGCAGGATCGCTGGATGAACTCGTCCCACTCAACTCGGGCCGATGCGGAAAGGCGTGTCACAGAGCTAAACGAAGCTCCGGCGGAACAGACACAGTTTCGTAGCATTGAAGGCGAGGATCTGGAGGTTGGTGGCGAAGGCATGATAGGCTTTTACGACAGGATCATTCCGAGAATGACAAACAAATATGGCAACCAAGTGGGTGGTATTGAAATTGAGGGTGTGTCGATATCGGGGCGCATATCTGACGGGGCCGAAGATTTAACCCTGGCCCAGCTTAAACAAGGTGCTAGTGAATTAGGGTTAGCAGACGATCCGCTCGTCAGACGCTGGATAGAATTTGCGGAAGTAAGCGGAGGAACAAGCGCTGATGGGATAGCATTGGCTAGGCCCGGCGCTGATGGGATAGCATTGGCTAGTCCCACTGAACTTAGAACACTTAAAAGGTATGAGGACAGAATCCTCGGACATTTGAAAACTTCTCCCGAATCTGGAGTTATGACCAACCAGTCGTTTGCGATTACGCCTGAGATGCGAGCAAAAGTGGGACAAGAGGGACAAAGGTTGTATAGTGCCACTGGACCAGGACTGCTAGGTACGAGTGCAGTAGCTCGCCAACTGGACGATGAGGAGCAGAATCAGCAAAGAGGATTGCTCCAGCCACCCATTGGGCCACCACTGCTCCCAAGAAGATAGGATGGGCTACACCGACCAGCTCATTCTGATGCGTGAAGATCCGGTTCTGTTTGTTGAAGGCATTCTGAAAGCCAAGCCAGATAGATGGCAGCAAGAAGTTATGATTGCCGTAGCCTCCGGAGCTCGAGGAGTAAGCATTCGCTCAGGTCACGGCGTTGGTAAGACAAGTTGCCTCTCTTGGCTCGCACTGTGGTGGATCTCGACACACTACCACGCGAAGGTCGTAATGACTGCACCGACCTCGGCACAACTGCAAGATGCATTGCTGCCGGAAACGAAAGCATGGCTGAAACAGGCTCCTACCGGCTACCGAGATATGTTCAACGTGAAAGCAGACCGCATCGAATTGATCGCGGACCCAGAACGCAACTTCATATCTGCAAAAACTTCGAGAGCTGAACAACCCGATGCCCTGCAAGGTGTCCACGCCGACAGTGTGCTGCTGATATGTGATGAAGCGAGTGGTGTCCCTGAACAGGTGTATGAGGCTGCTGGTGGCTCGATGTCTGCCCACCATGCGTCAATGGTCCTAGCCGGCAACCCGGTCAGGAGCTCGGGATATTTTTATGACACGTTTCACAAACTGAGCAAACGCTGGAAAACATTTCATGTGTCGTGTGAGGATACGACTCGAGTATCCAAGGAATATATCGAAGAGTGCCGAGTCCGTTACGGCGAAGAATCCAATGTCTATCGAGTGCGAGTGTTGGGCGAGTTCCCTAGAGGCGATGATGATACAGTTATTGCCCAGGAATTAATCACGCAAGCGATCAGTCGAGACGTTGCACCGGTCCAATACGGGCCGAGTGTGTGGGGTGTCGATGTTGCACGATTCGGTGCTGACGCCTCAGCTCTGTGTAAACGTAAAGGCAATGCGATTACGGAACCGATCCGGCTATGGCGCAACCTGGACACGATGCAGCTAACCGGGGCAGTGAAAGCTGAATACGATTCAACCGATGACAAGCCTTTAGAGATCTTTGTCGATTCAATCGGATTAGGGGCCGGAGTCGTGGACCGATTGCGTGAACTCGGATTGCCGGCCTACGGAATCAATGTCGCGGAGAGTCCAGCGATGGGAACGCAATACATGAACCTGAGATCGGAGCTGTGGTATAAAGCTAAGGCCTGGCTGGAAGGTCGAGACGTTCGACTGCCCCAAGATCCGAATCTGAAAGCTGAACTGTCCACCGTGCGTTATAGTTATACTTCGAGCGGTCGCGTAAAAATTGAGAGCAAACGCGATCTCAAAAAGAGAGGAGTAGCGTCACCGGATAGTGCAGACGCATTTGTGTTAACCTTTGCGAGTGATGCCGGCACAGCTATGGGCGGCCGGAGCTCGAGGCGTGTCGGTAAGTTGAAAAGGAATTTGGCTGGAGTAATTTAGGGTGCTGACGCCAGTGGGAAGTGGGTTTCTACGGCGCAGCTTAAATGACCACAGGGTTAAATCTTCCATCTCTGTCCCCGGAAGCCTGGCGGCCCTAACCTAGCCAATTTTTGACAGACCTCAATTAAAAATAGTATCTTATTCTCGGGGCAGGGTATTGGAGCGAAGCACGATCCTTGGCATACATAGACGAAGCTGAAACAGAAGCTGGCGTAGGGATGTCTGACGAAGAGCTGCAGAGCTCTGTTCGTCAGTCCATTGAAGACGCTATCGATTATATCGATGACGAAATCAGCCCTATCCGGGCCGAGTCCACGAAATTCTATCGTGGTGAACCATTCGGTAATGAGGTTGTCGGTCGGTCCCAGGTAGTCTCTCGAGATGTGCGTGACGCCACGATGGCGGTGTTGCCATCAATGATGCGAGTATTTTTCGGCTCCTCTAAGCCTGTCGAATTTGTCCCCAAAACTGCCGATGATGTAGCGATGGCAGAACAAGCCACCGACTACGTTTCCCATATCATCCAGGTCGATAATGATGGCCTGGAAATATTTTA